GGCGAAAAGAAAGACGTCCGCTATCAGGAGCTCCTCGGCGGCACGATCTACTACGGCGAGCAGGGACAGAAGCCGCATCTCCTTTCACCGAGCAGGCCGGGCACCACCTTCGACCCCTTTACAAAGATCATCAAAAAGGCAATGGCAATGGGCATCAATATCCCTTACCCTGTCGCGTTCAAGGATGTGGAGGGCGTCAACTTCGCCGGCTTCCGCTCTGCCATGCTTGAAGCCTGGAGGGTCTTCATGATGCACCGCACATGGCTCGCTGAAGACACCTGCCAGCCTGTCTATACAATGCTCATGGAAGAGGCATACCTCCGGAACGAGCTCCCGGATATTGCTGATTTCTATACCAACATTTACGCGCATACCCTCGCCGACTGGCGCGGATCCCCGAAAGGCGATATCGAGCCGATCAAGGCCGCCCAGGGAGACGTGCTTCTTGTCCAGAACAATCTCAAGACCCGTGCGGCGTCCATAGCGGAACGCGGAGGAGATCTCCGCAGCACGTTCGATCAGCTCCAGGAAGAGCAGGAGATGATGAAGGAACGCGGCCTCACGGAAGACAAGGTCGCCGACGCAACCGCGCAACAGTGGACCGTAGACGAAAACAAAACCGATGATACCGTCGATGACATGACATCGGCAGACAAGGAGGTATTGTGAGAATACCCGATATCCTCAATGCACCCTGGGCGATCCTGCCCGACAAACTCGAACAGATACACGCGATCTATCAGCGCCGGCTGTTCAACGAAAACACAGACATCGCCGCAATCGAGGCGCAGATCGGGAAACCCCTTCAGAATCCGCAGCAGAACTACAGGATAATCACCGGCGTTGCCATCATCCCTATCGCCGGCGTCATTGCCCGCAAGATGAATCTCTTCATGCAGATCTCCGGAGGGACCTCGATAGAGATCCTTCTCAATGACATCGGAGCTGCCCTGGAGGACCCGGAGGTCGAAGCGATCCTGCTTGACATCGACTCCCCCGGCGGTGAGATCGGTATGCTCGAGACGATCGGCACGTTTATCTATGAAGCCCGCGCAAAAAAGCCCATCGTTGCCTTTACCGCCTCCATGATGGCATCCGCCGCCTACTGGATCGGCTCCTCTGCATCCATGATCATCGCAGAGAACCAGGCGATGGCGGGCTCCATCGGCGTTGTGACTATCCACTACGATTATTCGAAATCCGACGAGATGGGAGGAGTTAAGCGCACATATCTTGCCGCTGGCAGATACAAGACGCTTGGGAACGATGCCGAGCCGCTCAATGAATTCGCCCGCACCGAGATCCAGGGCCGGCTTGATTATCTGTACACGATCTTCGTTGATACCGTCGCGCGCAACCGCGGGACCGACGCCCGGACGGTCATTGAAAAGATGGCCGACGGCAGGGTCTTCATAGGCCGGCAGGCGCTCGATGCCGGGCTTGTTGATGCAATTGGTACTTATGACGATGCGTTACTCGCGGCATTGTCAATGATAGAGGCTGAAACACCACAATACCTGATAAGGAGGTAATTATGATTTTTGGAAGCAAAGCAGTTGAAATGCCAAAGACGCTGGCAGAGATGGAAAAGCTCCTTCCCGAGCTCGTCGCACAGGCGAGAGAAGAAGGAAAAGCATCCATAGACACAGAGGCGATCAAGACCGCGGCAAAAGACGAGGCAACCGCTTCGTTCGCACAGGAAAAAGAGAGGATCTACGGGCTTTTCGATATCACACTGGGCAGCGAGATGGCGGCGAAGCTGAAGACCGTCATCGAGTCCGGCGTGACCCCGGAGGTCTACGGCAAGATCGGCCAGAAGTTGACCGATGATGCATCTGCCGGTAAAGAGACTGCGTTCAAGGAAGAGATGCTCGCTGCCATAAAAGCAGCAGGAGCGAAAAACGCAGGCGCCGGATCTGACCAGGACGCATCAGACCAGGACTGGGCAACAGTCGTGGAGCAGTATCAGGCAGAACACAAATGCACCAGGGCGGAAGCCATCAGGGCCATCGAAGGTCAGCATCCAGGGCTCCGCAAGTCCTATCTCAAAAGAGTAAATCCAGGTAAGGAGGTATAACCAATGTTAAACGAAGGTATCAGAACATTCACAGCAAACGGCGCCCTGGGCGCAAAGGTCAGGGTTAAGCTCACCGCCGCATCAGTGACTTCACCTGTCCAGGTTGAGGTTGCAGGCGCAGGCGAGCAGCATATCGGCATAACGGAAGCTGCCGCAGCGGATACAGCTCTCGTTGCAGTCCGCCTGAGGACATATCCCGGCACCCATGAAGGCATCGCATCCGAAGCCCTCGCCGTCGGCGCTACCCTTTACGGAGCAGCCAGCGGAAAGATCAAGGACACATCAGACGGCACCGCGATCGGCATCGCACTCGAGGAAGCAACAGCAGACGGCGATATCATCGAGTTCATCGACTTCACCGTCATCTCGACGACTGCCGCAGAAATCAGCATAGCCGATGCCGGCGGGATCATCACCGGCGTTACCGTCGAGGCAGCCCTCGCGGAGATCATGAAAGGCATCAAGACCGCTCAGCACACAATCACGCCATCGCACATCGCGCTGGAAGATGGCACCGCGCTGACAAAATTCGCCGATGGAGCATCAGGGGTCGGCTGGACACAGCTCTCCAGCAAAGACCTCGCCCTCCGCTGGAACAACCAGGCTACGCCCGACGACATCATCATGCAGTTTGTCATGCCGCAGGATTATAATGACGGCGCGGACGTTGTGCTGCATATACCGGGCACGATCATAAAGGTAGGCGGTGCGGTTGCTGACAGCCCCAAAGTAACCGTCGAAGCCTATTTCTCTGAGATCGGCGCAGCTCCGGGAGCAGACGATAATTGCGGCGGGGATTCGACAGAATTCACCGCTGACGGAGCATATGAGGAAGCGACTCTCACCATCACGGCGGCCAACGCACCGGCAGCTCCGTGTGTTCTCACCTGCGTCATGCACCCGAAAGACGGCGAACTTGGGACCGACGACTTCGTAATATTGATACCGTGGCTTGAAGTAACACGCAAATGCCTGACAGCATAATCCAAGGAGGGAAATAAAGATGCCAAACCCAACATCAGCTACAACCATACAGAGACCAGACCTGGGAGCCATCGCATACGAATATATGCTCGAAGCCTCTCAGAGAGGATTTATCGGCCTGCAGATCATGCCTATCTTTGAAACCCCGAAGCAGTCTGCCGACTACCCGAAGATCCCCATCGAAGCGCTTCTGAAGCTCCCCGAGACCGCACGCGCCCCGCGAGGCAACTACAACCGCAGCGACTACGAATTCGAGATGGGGACCTATGCCGCCAAAGAGCACGGCTGGGAAGAACCCGTTGACGATGTCGAAGCCGCACTCTACCGCCGGTTCTTCGATGCTGAAGAGGTCGCAGTCATGCGCGCCGTGGATATCATCCTCAGAAGCCAGGAAGCAAGGATCGCGGCAAAGGTATTCAATACGAGCAATATCACCGCCACTGCCGACGTCTCGATATCCTGGAACACGTCAGCAACTGCTGTGCCGAGGACAGACGTCAACACCGCGAAAGAGGCCATGCGGGCAGCATCAGGACTTACGCCCAATGTCATGGTGATCTCGCACAAGGTGTTCAGCTGCCTCCTTGTCTGCAAAGCGATCACCGACGCCCTGCAGTATACGAACCCTCTCCAGGTCAACAGCGAAGAGGCGCAGAGACGGCTCCTGTCACAGTATTTCGGCCTTGAGATCCTTGTCGGCAATGCCATCAAGGACGGAGCCAAGAAAGGGCAGAGCTACTCCATCACCGATATATGGGACGACGAGTACTGCGGGCTCTTCAAGGTCAGCGCAGGCGGACCGGATCTCCGCGAGCCATGCCTCGGCAGGACCTTCCTCTGGACAGAAGACAGCCCGAACAACACGGTTGTCGAGCAGTACAGGGAAGACAAGATCAGAAGCGAGATCTACCGCGTACGCCACAACACCGATGAAGCATTTGTATTCACCGGCGCGGGCTATCTCCTGGGCAACATCGTCCATCCGTAACAGTGGACATAGATTAACCATGAGGGCGGGGGCAACCCCTCCCTCATATTCCACAAGGAGGGTCCATGAAAATAGAACTACTCAAGAACGTCATCCATGACGGGACATTGATAGAAAAAGGCATCATCGATACCGATGACGAAACAGCGAAGATGCTCCTTGCCGCAGGTGATGATATTGCAAAAGAGATCAGAGAGATCACCGAAGAGAAGCTCACGCAACCTGACAAACCTGAGCAACCTGCCAAACCGGATAAGCCTGCAACCGGCGAATGGTTCGGCACTCTCAAAAAGTCAGGAAAGGGAAAATGACCGAGCACAGCTGGTTTATTGTCCTCTCCATACTCATAACCATAGCATGCTGCCTGCTCGGGATCCTTATCGTTTCACTGCGCATCTGGAAGAAAGGGATCGAGAAGGTGCACGATGAGCTGTGGGACCGGGTAAACCATCATTACCACAATGGAGGCGGCAACGTGGTGATCCCCACAATGCCGGTGAAAAAGTGAGGTAACATGAATCTTGAACTGCAGCGTCTCTATCACCTGAAGCAATGCACGATCGGGACCCTCTCGATCGATGGGCTTTTTGTCTGCTACACCCTCGAGGATATCGTCCGTCCTCCCGGCATAAAGATACCGGGTGATACGGCGATCCCCGAAGGAGAGTACCAGGTCATCGTTGACTGGTCCAACAGGTTCCAGAGGTTCATGCCGAAGCTCCTCGACGTGCCCGGCTTTGAAGGCATCAGGATCCACCCTGGCAATACCCATAAAGACACATCCGGCTGCATCCTCGTAGGGCTTGAAAAGGATATCGAGCACGAGCGGATCCTCAGAAGTAAAGACGCTTACGCGATCGTCTACATGGACATCCTCGGCGAGGTGCAGAAAAAGCGCGATGTAATGATAACAATAACAGGAGGTAACGGGTCATGAAAAAGAAAAACACGTTTATCACACTATTACTGGCAGTGCTGTTTATGCTCTGTGCCATGGCAGTATCCGCCGCGGAGGCCGATCCGACGATCGGCGATATCTTCCAGGGCCTCTTCACCGGCTACGTGGCACCGATCCTGGGGAGCATTATCCTGATCCTCTTCACCTTCTATGCGAAAAAGCTCCTCTCGAAGTTCGGCATCACCCTGTCCAAAGAACAGGAAGAATATATCAACAGCGTGGCGGAAAGGCTTGTCCGGGGCGCCGAGGAACAGGCTGCGAAGGCCGTGAAGGAGAGCGGAGATAAGATCACCTTCACAGGATCCGCGAAGCTCGCTTCCGTGGTGGGGGCGCTGATGGAGAAATTCCCCGCGCTCTCCAATGACGAGGCGGAGAAGATCGCCCTCGCCGCAGTCAACAAGATACCCGGCGTCGGCCTGACAGGGAATACATAAATGAACGTCTACGCGTATCTCGCGATCATCGTTGTTATCATCGGTTTTTTTGTATTCCTTTACCGTTCCGGATACAAGAACGGCCACAAGAAAGGGAGGGATGATGCAGATATCGAATGGCAGAAGAAGGTCAGCAGCGCTCTTGATCGCATGTCTGATCACGATGATCCTGGCTTCAGCGTGTCAGAGCCCGGCGTGCCTTGGGGCGAAGCCTCCGGCTCTGAAATACGGCTGGAGCCCGCCGGTAAAGATGAAGGTCAATAACGAGGTCCGCGACGTCCGCTGCATGACCATCGAGGACACCGAGGCCCTGAGGATCTGGATGATAACGGTCCAGGAGATGAATAAGTAAGCAGGAGAGAGAAGAATGACCGGCGCAGATACGATTATCAACCAAGCCCTCAACGGCATATTCACAATCGGTGGGTGTGAGGTGATATATGAAGGCGCCACGATCCATGGGGATTTTAAGGAGCCCTCGCATGTCACCAACTTTGCCACAGGCGAGGTCACAGCGGGGGCCCCTGGCGTAGAGGTAAGGACAATTGATGTGCCCGGTATCGCCCAGGGTAAACAGTTGATTATAAAAGGGACGACTTACAAAGTGGTAGCCCCTCCTTTCACCAACGGCAAGGGAACCACAATACTGGAGCTGGCGACGACATGAGCTCGACAACGATAAAAGACCTTGAGGACCTCCTCGTGACAAAGATAACAGCCCTCGAGGATCCCTCGCACGAGAAATACTTCAACACGGTCGACACGCTCTCTGAAAAGGAATTCCGCCATGAGGCCATAACGAGCTTTCCCGCGGCGATCATCTCCTTCGCCTCCGACAAGGCCGCCGATGTCAGGTCCCGGCTCGTTGTCGACGAGACCTATGACGTGGCGGTAATATCGAAAAAAACCGGGGGAGATGCGTCCAGGACGCACTACGCCCTCTGCGACGTTGTCCGTGACAATGTCCATGGCAAGGACTGGGGAGAGGCCAATATCGAGCCGTTTCAATACATGAGCAGGGATTTTATCAACAAGGAAGGTGAGACGCTGACGACGGTAATGAAATTCTCGGTGAGGCATATATTGCACGTACCGACAACGACATAAATGGAGGTAACCATGGATAGGCCATCAGGGGCATATATAGAGGACCCAAAGACCGGCGCCATCACGCCGGATCTTTCCGACGAGGCAATGAGAAACCGGCAGCCCGCAGCTGATCAGCCGGATCAACCGGAAGAAGAACAGGACGAGCCGGATCAAACGGATAAAAGGAAAAGGAGGTAAGCGATGTTAAAAACACGTGCAGTCATACTGGCAAAGATAGAATCGTCATCGTACGGGACGGACCCGACACCTGCAGCGGCGTCGAACTCGATCCTCTGTGAGTCCCCGGAGCTCGAGGTGGTCCAGAAGTTCCTGGAGCGGAAGAACACCCGCACCTATTACGGCAATGTCGCCGGGGTCTCGATCGGCGAGGCGGTCAAGATCAAGTTCACCACCGAGCTGAAAGGCTCCGGAACGGCAGGGGCCGCGCCGGAGATAGACCCGCTCTTACGGGCCTGCAACTACACCAAAACGAACACGCCCGGGACGAAGGACGACTACGACCCGAACAGCAACCAGTCAACCGGCGAGAGCATTACGATCTACTTCTACCAGCACGATATCGTCCACAAGATCTCCGGCTGCCGCGGCACCTTCACCGTCGAGCTCAACGCCGGCGAGTACGGCAAGATCAACTGGGAATTCACCGGCATTTATACCGCCGCAGCGGACGGCACAATACCGGCGATCACCGTCAACGCTACCGTCCCTCCCCGCTTCCTTTCGGCATCGTTCGCTATAGATGCCTATGCGGCAATCATCGAGAAGCTCAAGCTTGACGCCGGCAATGAGATCGGACGGCGTCCCAGCGCGAACGCGGTGACAGGGATCCTCGAATACTTCGTTAAGGAACGGAAGATCACCTGCGAGATCGACCCCGAAGTCGTCGCCCTGGCAACGAAATCCTTCTGGGGATTGTGGGCCGCGAACACGCTCGTTGCGTTCACGGCGACGGTAGGCTCCGCTGCGGGCAACCGCTGCGTCATAACAGCGCCGAAGGTGCAGATAGCGGACGTGAAATACGGGGAACGGGAGAGCCTTCTCACCAACGCGCTGAAGCTCAATTTCACCCCGAACACCGGCAACGACGAGATAAAGTTCAGCTTCACGTAAAAGAAGCACAAAGGAGGCTTTATGTTTGACCTTACAGCATCAGACAGGAACAGGATAACTATCAACGACACGCGGTCCGGGACACAGATCGAGCTCACCTACCGGAACCCGACCACGCAGGAGGAGATCGATTATCAGGCAAAGGCCTACAGGAGAAAGGGGAAGAAGTTCTACGTCAATACCGGCGTGAAGATCAAAAGCGCCCTTGATATCCTCACCGGCTTCAGGGAGGGAGACTTCGGGATTGACGGGAAACAGATCTCATCGGATCCCGGCAGCGCGCATTATTGCCCTGAGTGGAAGGACCTCCTTCTGCAGTGCGCCTCGCACATACTGATCGCCTTCGCGAGCGCGATATTCGAAGGCGCGCGGGTCGACAATGATCTTACGGGCGACCTTGAATACGTGGCGATAGAGGAGAGCGACAATGACCTCCCTTTGCAGAAGAGCTCCGGCGAATAAGAGAGCACCAATGCACGCCGGAGAAAAAGAAGAAATGCGCGGAAGGCTGCGGGCCGAACCTCGAACAGATCTGCGCTACCTGCCCCGGGAGAGAGCCTTATGAGCCGGGCATGTGGTTTAACCATGTCTGGTTTCTTTACAGGCTCCAGCTCGGCGGCTATCCCTTCGCGAAGAATGACCTCTCAATCGATGAATGGCTCGCGATCGGCGAGCTCAAGGAAGCCCTCGAAATGGAACAAAACGCAGCCTCGGACGAGGTATTGAAGAAATGGCGAACGAAACAACGGTAACCCTCAGGATCGCCTCCGACGGGACCGTCGCCATCGAGCAGATGGGCAAGGTCACCGCCCGGATGAAGCAGATGGAATCGGAGACGGGCGGCATTGCCGGGACCATAAAGACGCACTGGCTCGCCATATCGGCAGCGGTAACAGGGGCGCTCTATTCTATCCACCAGGCATGGCAGCTGGCGGAGCGCGCGGCTCAATACGAGGAGCAGATGGCCTCCATGAACCGTCTCGCCGCCACGTACAACACAACCGCCGATACAATCGTCTCCGATATCCAGCGCGTATCAAAGGGCATGATCGCCATGGAGGACGCGGCGAACATCGCGGGCAATGCAATGATGAAACACATGAAGCCTGACCAGCTCGTGAAGCTCGCCGAGGCATCGGAGACCCTTTCTAATCAATCAGGGAAAAAGGTGGTTGAACACTTCCGGGAGCTCTCAGAAGCCCTTGCCTCCGGCAAGGAGCGGTCCATCAAGATGGTAATGGGGATTGTCGACCTCGAGGCAAAATACGGGAAGCAGGTGCAGACCATGACAGACGCCGAGAGGGCCCAGGCCCTTTATAATATGGTCATAGAGCGCACCGACGCCCTGCAGAAGACCCTCGGCGAATCTGTAGACTCGACCGGCGACAAGATGGAGCGCTTCACCGTGCAGGTGAAAGATCTGCAGCTTTGGCTCGGGGAAAAATTAATTCAGGCTGCCGCCGGGGCCATGGGCATCTTACAGGGTGTCGCAGCCGCAGCCCTTGTCGCCTCCGCTGGAATTTTTAAGATAATGCAGGCGTCAGGATGGCTTACCGATAAGGTAGGGCTTACAACCGGCGCGGCGGAAGAATGGAAAAATCAGGCCGCCGGTGCCTTCGCAGCAGCAGAAGATCTTGGCCAGAAAGCAAAAGACAATCTGGCTCTTATGATACAGGGCAATCAAGCCCTGCAGAAGGCAATGGCGCCGGCGTATCAGGCGGCTGCAGGAGGATTCAAGAAAGGGGCCGATGAGATCGCCCAGGCAATGTTGTCGTGGCAGCAACGCGTGCAAAGTCTCAACCCAGGGCTCGACGAGCAGGAGAAGAAGCTTGTTGCTCTCGAGGCAGAATCGGCAAAGCTGATAGAGAAATATGGGAACCTTGCCTGGATAACGGAAGGCCTCGCCCGCGGGAAATACTTCATCGAGATCACCCGGCAGATCGAGGAATCAAAGGCCGCTCTTGAGCGGGAGACAGAGGCCTGGATGAATCGCGTAAAGGCGGAGCATGAATACAACGACCAGCTCAAGGTGCTCCGGGCCGACGTTATCGGGAAGAGGATCCTTGGCGAGGAGGAGGCAGCGCGCAAGATAAAGGACATCGCACACAAGGCGTCATCGACTGTCGAGGAGTATCTTGTCAGGGAAGAAGAGATAACGAAGCTCTACGAGGAGCGGAAGCTCCTGATCCTCGATGAGTACCGCATCAGGCGCGAGAAAGAGATATACGAGAAAGAGGCCGCTGCCCGCCAGCGGATCATGCAGATGAGCATGTCCGGGACAGGCGAGGCAGGAGATCTCCAAGCAGGCCTCCAGATGATGCAGCAGGGCATGTGGGGCATCTTTAACCAGGCACAGGGGACAGATGCTTATTCCACCGAATTGGAGCAGCTCAGGCAGTTCTGGGAGGAAAAGGTCAACCTCCACGCGCAGGGACAGGCGACACTCGCCCAGGTCAATGATGCATGGGATGCCTACATCCTCATGCAGGACCAGCAGACAAACGTCATGCGGCTGCAGTCCGCACAGAATATGACGACCTCGATGCTCGGTATCATGTCCATGTTGTATAACGCATCCGGGAAACAATCGCAGGCATTGTTCTATCTCATGAAGGCGGCAGCCACCGCTCAGGCGGTGATCAACGCATGGCTCGCATATACCCAGGCGCTGGCAACGCCTCCCGGTCCTCCGTATACGATACCTCTGGCAAATATGGCCCTCGCCATGGGGCTCGCAGGAGCTGCCGCGATCGCGGCGACAGCTTTCATGAGCCCGTCAACAGGCGCCGGCACCGGAGGCACCGCAACAGGCGGCACCGCTACGGTGGTACAGACCACAGAAACGGCGACCTCGGCAACGGAGCAAAAGACGGAAACACGGCCTATCATCGTGAATTTCCACAACTATGGTTTTATATCGGATGGCGCAGCGGACGAGCTCGCCCGTGAGCTTGTCCCGAAACTGCAGAAGGCCGTCAATGATGGAGCTCACTGACGATGAATCCAATAATCCTCTATGATAACCGCTTCGAGGACGGTGCTCTCTCGGCCACAGACACGGAGAGCGGCTTCGATGTCAACAACATAAAAGACCTTCGGCCTCATACCTTCTGGAAGGCCGCCAGCTACGGCACGAAATACATCACCAGAGCACCGTTCGCCAAAGACACGCTGGCACAGGAAGAGATGAGGATCTCCCCCGCCGATGGATATGCCGGCGTGTATCTCCCCGCCTCCCTCGACCTCACCCCGTACCTCGGCGACAGGATAGTCTGCCTCGATAGCGCATTGAAAAAACATATTGGCTACCTCAAGTCTGTCGGTAATAAAGCGGTGAATTATAGTGGTGCCGCTTCAAACGGCTCAGGCACAATGCAAGCTATTGGTACTGGCAATTTTACCATATCTGCCAGAAGAGCATTCCCCGCCAATGGTGTAAATAGATATATATTTACACCTTATTCTGGGGCAAATGACCTCCTGTACCTGAGACTGTCAAATAGTGGATATTTTACCCTTTATTTGAAAACGACAGCGGGCGGGGTTATTTATGATAAAGCCGGGAGCATACCTTATGTCCCTGTTGCAGGATCTCCTCACACATATACCATATCCGTAACGAGGGAATCCGCTTCTGCCGCTGGGTCTGCGGCAATTTATGTAGATGGTCAGCTTCACGAAACATTAACTTTAACAGCTGGCACTCCTTATAATATACCCTTCACCTTTTACTACTCCAGTTATTATACTGCCTCAACGGAATATGATTCGCGTGTTTACAACAGGGCTTTATCCGCAGACGAAGCCCTCTCCCTCTATGAAAGCGGGGTAGCCGCCGCCGATCAATACGGGAGTCAGACGGCGGTTTCGTCCTATACAGAATGGACGGGAGCATCGGGGGCAACACCACCTACGGGATGGGGGATTAGTTCTAACGGCATATTTACTATTTTCGATAGTGGGGATGGTGCGCCTTATGATGTATGTTTAAAAATAGAACATAATGGAGTAAATAATAACCCTTGTATATATAAGGCCTATAGTAATTTGGTAGTGGGTAAAAAATATAGGATAAGTGGCTGGTTTAAGAAGGGAACGGGGAGCACTGGGAGATTTCAGTTTGGGAAAGCCCCGACCTATAACGAATGGATTGCGTCGAACCTGACGGATGCAGTTTGGGCTAAATACAGTTATGAATTTACTGCCACTGATACCACATATCGTTTATATATATATGGATATTCTACTGGCGCCGGTGAATACCATTTATTTGATGAGATATTTTTAGAAAAACTCGGCGCCTGCCTCGACCTCAACGAATCCGGCATTGATGCAATAGCATCTCTCAACAGCGCAACATTGATCAATAGCCCCGCATTGCCCTACACGACATTCTCCGGCGCATCGGCAACCGGTTTTCATGCGGAGAGCGACGGCTCCGGCCCTCATGTAGCCGGAACCACAGACGCAATACCGTTTGTTTCAGGCAGAAGATACCGGGTACAGTTTACGCTGACATTGCATTCCGGAACAGCCCCGTATTACGGCGCGGCCGTTTCTCTTGCCGGTGCTGTCATAGGCGGCGCGAGCGCAAGCAATTTAGCAGTAGAAGGGCTTAATACCTATGAGTTCACCTGCACCGGCAGCGATACTGGGGTTATCGAGTTCTGGAATAATTCAGCGCCGGCAAATTACGATATTTCTGATTTTTCTGTTGTTTATCTTGGCTGGAAAGACAGCAGCACAAACGGGCTCGATGCAGCGTTCCCCGCCTCCGGGTGTGCCGTTGTGCTGTTCAACAATATCGTTTCGACCCCCGGCGGCTCGATCTACAACTGGGAATCGAAAGAGACAGGCTTCAACCATGAGGACGCCGGCGGCTACGCGTACAAGATCTCCGAGGCGGACGCATGTGACGGACTCTTTCTCATAGGGCACAACCTCGGCACCGCGAGCGCCCTCGTGTCGATAGAAAGCAGCGACGACGAAACAAACTGGACGGAGAGGCTCGCGGCCTTTACGCCCTCTGACGACCGGGCGATCATGAAGCTCCTCACATCCTTCCGCGCGGCGAGCAAGCGCCTGAAGGTCGACACCGCATCCGTCGCCCCGTACATCGCCGTCGCCATACTCGGCGTGCGAATGGAGTTCCCCTTCCCTCCGGATTCGCCCTATGACCCGTACAATATCGGCATCGAGTCGGAAAGCGAGGTATCGGTCGAAGGGAACCACCTCGGCGATGTCATCTATTATTACCCTATCGCGCAGCGCGTCGTATTCTCGAACCCGCTCCGCTCGTTCATCACCGACACCTATAAACCGTTCTGGGATACCCACGGAAGGTTGCGCAAACTGTTTGCCTGGGCATGGGACCTGACGAACTATCCGGATGTTGTCTACTTCATGAAGCTGACGAAGAACGCACGCCTTTCCATGCCGCTCTCCGTGGGGACTTACGCTGATTCGCTCGTGGTTGACATGGAGGGAGTGGCGGAGCCATGACGACCTTTGCAACAGAGCTTGCCGCCGTATCCAGGATCCCGAACACGCTCTGCGTCGCCACCCTCGACCGGTGCGCGAACACGTGCGGGTCCTCGCCATGCACCGCCACGGGAGCGAAGTGCTACAATACGTATTTCACCTGCAAGGACAAGGCACATTTCGTCAAGACGACGATGGATTATGAATATACGTCCGTTAAATCGCCCCTGCCGTTCCCGGGCCCCCGCCCGTACATCTCCGATGTAAAATACATCCCCACGGAGATCAAGGACAATCTGACAATATCCGGGAGGGTGAGCATCACGCTCCGGGACGAGCCGGAGCTTACCGACATCGGCCTCGATCCTCATTACAGCACCCGCGCGACGATCCAGGGGACATATGCAAAGAAGCTCGTGGCCAGAAACCCGAATTACAAGGGCCGCCCGGTAAAGATATACAACGGCTTTTACGGCCTCACGAAGGGCGATTTTGTCCAGCGGTTTGACGGTATCATCGATAATATCACCATCAAGCGTGGCGGATGGGTGATCGAGCTCGCCGACCTCCTCAAAAAGCTCGCGGATATCAACATCCCCGCGAAGTCGACCATTAAGCTCGCCGCTGACATCGATGCCGCGCAGGTCCAGCTCTCCCTCACGGACGCAACGGACCTCGACGCGGCGAATGGATATGTCCGGATCGGCGACGAGATTATCTTCTACGCGACGAAGGTCGGCAACCAGCTCTGGGGATGTACGCGCGGGTGTTTCTCCACCACGGCGGATACACACAGCCAGAACGACAAGGTCCAAAAGTGCCGGTATTATGCCCCGCAGAGCGCATATGACCTCCTTCTTGCGATGCTCGAGGACGATGCGGGGATCGCCGCGGGGGCGATCGATACGGCCGCCTTCGCACTGTGGAAGGCATTTGATGCCGATATGCCCTATTTCTCGGCCATTATCAGCGAGCCGATCAAGCTCTCCAAGCTCTTTTTTGAGATCATCGACCTTATCGACTGCAAGTGCTGGGTCGGCGAGGACCTGAAGGTCACCATCAGGAAGAACCTCCCGAACTATCCCGGTAGGACATATCAGACCTTCACCGATGCGGACAACATTATCCCGGACTCGATCAGCGTGGACCTGAACGCAAAATCGCGGGTGAGCAGGATATCCATCTACTGGAACAAGACCGCGATCGGCAAGGACGACGAGATCTCGAGCTACAGCTGCCTTGACGTCTTTACCGACCTGGAGGGCGAAGGCGAGAACCTCTATAACGAATCGGTCGAGAAGAACGTCTACTGCCGGTGGCTCAGGCTCGACTACATGGACGAGGATCTCATTACCGCCTATATAAGGCGTGTCGGCCGCAGGATGCTCCGGCTCTGCAAGAACCCCCTGGCGATCATCTCCTTCGACGTTGAGCTGAAGGATTCCGGGGTCAAGACCGGCGACATGGTGAAGATCACCACGTCCGCGCTCAACGAGGCTGACGGATCACCCCTGACCGATGCGGTCTTTCAGATTGTGAGGCGCGAGGAAAAAGGCAACAGGGTGTCACTGAAGGCGCAGCAGTTCCCGAAGCAGAAGATATTCTACATCCAGAGCGCCACGGGGGCTGTCGATTATACGTCCGCAACGGATGCGCAGAAGGAATACGGCTTCATCTGCAGAGCGGTGACAAAACAGATGAGCAACGGCGACGAGGGGTATTACATATACTGATGGAGGGCCACAATGTCATATCAGGCAATAACAACCGATGAGATATCCGGGGACAAACCCGGAACCGACGGTCTTTTCCAGAAGATAAAGGACAACTTCGATTATCTCTATGCCCTGGCCGGCGATGTGATTGATGTCCCCAACGGCACGCTCGAGATCGATGCCGACGGCGACGGGGTCCCGGACAACTGGGCGCGTTCGCTTTATGCCGGCGGCTCCGGGGCATTCGACACGACCACTCCCGCCCAGGGGGCAAAGGCGTACAAGTTCACACGCACCGCTGGGGCAGGCAACGGCGGCGGCTATCTCGAGAGCGGCTACCTGCCGATCACCGAATACATCTCGCCGAAGGTGCAGTTCAAGCTCAAGGCGTCCGCCGCTGGCATGAAGAACATCGTGCGACTGAGATACTTTGACAAGGATAAGGTCGACCTCTCCGCAGACGAGGATATCTACAGCTCGACGTCAAACCCGACCTCCTGGACGTCATACACCAAATGGGGCGTCCCGCCGGCAAATGCCCGGTATACGAAGATCCGGCTGATCGGCGGCTATACCGATACCGACGTCGCCGGAGATATCTACTTCGACGATATTCATTACGATCCTCTTCCGGAAGTGCTCTATGATAATTTCACGATAGCCAGGACGACAAACAACGTCGGGTATGCGGACCTCAACAGCGCCTCGATAAAGCTCCCGAAGGGATTTACCGTGGCGCGCCTTCCGGTTGACCTCGATTACAGTGATACCGGTGGCGTAGGCGGTGAAGGAGATGGCGGGGCGCGATACAGGATAGGCGCGACCTACTCGACGGAATTGTTGTTCAGAGCAGTGCTCCCTATCGGCTCAAATTTATTTTATACAAAAGGAGTTCTTGAGCTCGACATATCAGCGCTGTCCGGTGCGCAAACGCTTTATCTCCAATCTAAAGCAAATGGGCCCAGTGTAGGCGACTGTGCCGGTGCTGCAAAAACAGACAAGTTCGCGGAATACGTAAGGCTGGGAGGATAAATATGCTGATATTTCATACAGACCACAACATACTGATGGCACTCCTCGGTGAGGAGGAATCCTCCGCCGGAGAGCACATCAAAAACGGATATCCGGAGCTCCTCGACGACTGGAACGCCGGCAGGATCCGTGCGACAAAGCTCGATAAATTCGTGCCCATGAAGTGCCTGATCATGGACTCCGGCAAGCCCCGCCCCATGACCGACGACGAGATCAAAACACGCGACACGGCCCGGGCCGCCCAAGTCTCCGAGCAAGCCACCGCAGCCGACCTCGAGGCGAAGATCCAGGCCGAGCTCCGCACCATCGCCCTCGAACGCCTTTCAACAAAAGGGTGTGTGAACCAATAACTTTTGCACCTTTACTCCTTGTTTTTCTCTAAAGGATATCTGTTTTCACTTGAAATTTATATAAACAAGGTAGAATAATTAAATAGGGAGGTGTTAAAAATAATGGATTGGTGGGCTCCTGTATTAATTGGCTGTTGTTCTATGATAGGAGCATTTGGAGGCATAGCCCTAAAACAAATTTGGGATGCCAGAAATGTTGAAAAGGACATACTTTTCGATGTATATATGCGTTTGCTTGAGCTTTATGGCTTATATTGGTGGATCACAGTAGAAGAACTCCATCAAGAGGAGAATAAATACCAAGATGTGAAAAGGAAGATAGGAAGGTTGGCGTGGCTTATATCGGATAAGCTCAGAGAGATTGATGAATCTGATTTTAGCGAAAAAATCATTTCAATACTTTTTTCAAAAGATGTTAATAAATATCCAACGGCTGCGGCTCGCTATGAAACAATGAGTGAGACTATTGATAGATTGGGTAACTATTTAAATCCGAATTACTCCAAAATAATGAAAAAAATTAGTAGTGGCAATCTTGCGGCGCAGGTCAAGCGATTTGAGGGGGGCATCCCTCACAAGACAATAAAAGAAAATGATCCTGGATCTTTTTTATGATTTAGAAACTAAGAAAGAGAATAGTTTTACATTAAGAGCTTAAACCATTACAATAAATGAAAAAAGTAGAAAAATGATGGCATTGAATCCTCTTTTAACTGAATATAATAAGGAAGAATCTGTGAGGAATAATTGAAGGAAGGGAAGGATGGAGGTGGAATGGACGCTTTAGCAGCTTGGTCTACCTTTGCATTGGCAGTTTTTACTTTAGGTCTTGTATTATTGGCAGGGGTAAATTTTCATAAATTTGTCCAGAATGTGCGACTAATAGCAAATTCAATCGAGTTACAGGCTAAAAGCATTGAAGCACAGAGAGACGCTATTAATTTACAAACAGAGATATCCCATCTAGAACATAGACCATACTTATATCTGTATATGAACACGCTTGGAGTGGGTCAAAAAAAACCAGGAGAAGCATGGTTCGGTGGGGGTTCTATGCGTTTTAGAAATGTTGGAAGGGATCCCGCCAGCAATATAAAGACACAGCATATGGTAGCCAGTGACACATTGAATGAAATTGACTTTGTCGGGTGGTTTGAAAAAGCTTTTGGCGGATTCCCACATATAAATAGTGTATTCCCTGGGCAGGAAGACGCGGAAGTCCCATGTCATCCTATGATATCCACTGGCGATAAAAAACCTAAACTGATGTATATAGGAGCTGTTGTCACTTATGAAGGTCCAAAATCTGGCATGATATATTGGTATAAATTTAGTCGGGTATACGCTATAAAATTCTCAAAAGAAAAAGATAAAGAAGGGCTAGTAAAAGTCTCAATTTATCCCTTGAAGGCGGATCATGATTGGGATAAAAACCTAAATGGTCAACCTCCCAAACTTGAATTACCGAACTGGAAAAATCTTCTATCCAAAAGTTACATAAACCAAATTACCAGTGAAGAATAAAATGTACTGACGGGAACATAAAAATACTATAAATCAAACAAAAGGGGTGTGTTTTTCGAATCAATCTTTTTACTTCGCAAGGGCATTAGGGAATCTTCTTTTTTGAAGAGAGCCTGTACTATTTTGTCTATCTCCGCTAACTGAGGCGCAATCACTTTTCTCGCAGCAAGGCGGGCCGTCCCCAATCTTCCTATAATTTTCGAGCCTATTTTATGAAGTATTTCTGTACATTCGCAACTCAATTTGGCAAGCCTTATATGGTCTTCATTGGCAGGGTCAAACTTTCTTATAGGGCATGCCTCAAAAGGTCTGCGGCATATGTCCCTTTCACCATAGAGGCCTTGTGGTTGATACGGTTTAATTACTTGGTTCACCGTGTCAGAATTCAACATAGCACAAAGGTAGTTTCCCTCTTCTTCGCTCGTAGGATAGTAGTAGTATGTTTTATGACCAGCAACAAAGCCCGTGATTTTAACCCCGTCTATGTCCTTTCCCGGCCTTAATATGGCGGCCGTCAAATTGCTCCCAGAGGTGTTGTAAAGAAGCACTATTTTGGCGGCAGGGTTTTGACCTGATAAAGTCTTATTATAGTCAAGACGCTTGTAAAGAACCCTTTTGCCGCTGGAGAGTTTGTCCCAGAAATTTTCTGCGTTTTGAAGCCACTGCGAAGCATGAGATTTACCTTCACTAAGGAGTTGAGTAGTATTGAGCAGAACGATGCTGTCATCCTGGAACTTGATTGGCAGAAATACGAGTTCTCTGAGAGCAATAAAGAAGGGGAGTAATCCTTTTGCGAGCACTGTTTCAAACAGAAATTCCTTTTCAATACGTCCGGAACACAAGATATTCCAGGGTTTTTTCGATTCTGCGAACGCATCTTCACTGGTTTCAAGGAATGGGGCATCAAGATTCCTAATAGAATCTTTGGCGGGCTGTACGAACCATAAGCACCGCGGAACTAAAGTTGCTCCTTGGAAGAATCGCTCGTAATAGTAAGCACTTTTCATTTCGGTTGCTAAGAATGTATAGCGACCCTCTTCAAATGTCATGAACTTTCGGGCATCTTTCAATTGGATGTTCTTGTACGGTAAGGTACCTTTGTGAAATGTGATAGGTATGTTTGAATGTAAATGGCTACCGTCTCTGCTGACGAGTACCACGGATCTTACGTTAAAAAGAGGTTGGACACCTGAAAGGTCGTGTATGTAAGTAAACTCACCTTGCTGGAACATTTGGTGCTGTTGAGCAGGAAGGATTGTAGTTTTGGGCATTACAAAAGCGATTATACCGCCCGGCTTTAGAAACTCCCTCTGGCAATACTTAAAGAAAACCGTGCTTGTGTCCATTTGAGTGAACAACTTCACGTCGCTTTTGCCAAGGAGGGAGAGCCCAAAGGTCAATTGTTTAACCCGATCTCCATATTCTTTATCTTTTATGTAGCGGTAGGACAGCCACGGCGGATTTCCTACAACATAATCAACCTTTTCAAAACGAAGAAACGCTGGCCTATAAGCGTTCTTGAGAATAAATGGCCATATACTGTTCTTTTTCTTGTTTATCAATTTCGTTAGTAAGCTGAAATTTAATCTCCAGAAGTTTTTCTCGTCAACTGGGAAATCTGTTAATACCGTTTTTGCGAAGCCCTCATACCCATAACCAGCCTTCTTTGGTTCCTTCGCGGCTATGTGAGCATACTCAGACATCTTGTCCACTAAGAAATCAATATCCTCTTTTCGTTTTACAGTATCTATAGGTATAAAGAATCTTTCTTTAACGGAAACCGGAACAGTAATGCATTTTTTAGTGACGCTTTCAGAAGAAAGCAAAGTATCTGCCAAGTAGACAGGAAGATAAATCTGCTTCGAATATTCTTTTATCTCGTTGCTGAGCGCAAGCAACATATTTGCCTTTGACATCATGACAGCCAAGGGATGAACATCCAGACCAGTGATGGTGTTCAGGACATTGTCGACCAATTCTGTTCCTACGAGACCAGCCTTGCGTTTACGCTGGATTGCCTTGAATAGAAAGGTGCCAGACCCGCACGCCGGGTCTAACAGCGTACCTGATTTATAGTCTATGGCTTCGAGAGTTAGTTCGGCAAGCCAGTCTGGAGTATAATATTCGCCCAGCGCATGCCGGCTTTCAGGATCGACAAGTTCCTGATACAAACCTTTGAGGATGTCTTCGCCGACATCGGATAGATTGTAGACATTCAGATAAGTATCAAGCTTCGCTATAAACCCGATGAAATTGTTTTCTTGGTCAGTATCAATGGACCAGCTAAAAAAATCAGGTTCAGCCAAATTTAAGAGGTTTTTTTTGGCGAAATATTCACCTGTTAGTAAACCCTTGTAATCCTTTTTTGATTTCATAGCCCGATGGAAGAGCGTTCTACCTACCAACAATCGGGAAAATATAGCTAAGTAGGTATGTCTCAAAAATAGGGAGTCATCTCCAAGATCAGTTCCATAAACTCTGGCAAGAAGGAAATTCCACTCCTTGAATTTCACCTTTAAGGCAGTATCGTTCCTGATTTCTCGGTAAACCTCCTGAAGCAAGACATTGCTGATATTGAAAACCGAGCTATGTAATCCAAAACGACGAATTATGTCAGCTGAAGTAGGAGTAACAGGATTTGAAGAGAAGAGGAACTGGTCTATGCATCTGAAGGCAATAAGTGGTTCACTTTGCAGAACAAATGTATCAACAGGGGAGACTTTTTTTTCGATAAATTGATAAACTTCAAAGCAAAGACCGTCGGTAACTATCGCCAAATACTCAGCTGGATTGGGTGTTGATTCGAAGTACTTCTTAAGTTCAATTTGAGCAACTGGTCGTTCCCTTTCCAAATCTGTTTTGAACTCAAAGATTGTTGTCTTAAAAAGAGCATCAATCCGTCCTCTAACCATCGCTACCTTGATTTTCTTTTCAAGGTCTACCTCATCGGATTCCACTCCAAAGCCCTTTCGTAAAAAATCGATAAAGAGGTAACGTCTTTGGTCATGGTGTTTTTTAGCCTTGATAGCTTCTGTGATTTGTTCCAGATAGCTATTAAGATGTTCAGGAAAATCTTTGTTGTAGGGAAGTATAGTTTTAATCATCGCTGCAAAGTCCTTACCACGTCACGGATTTCCTTTGTGACACCATAGATCTTGTAGATAAAATACGGCATAAGGACTGTAAGGATTGCCATGAAGAAAAGAAATATAATAAGTATGAAAAATAAAAATGCTGTAATCCCGCTTCCTGCACCCATAATTCCCCTCCCTTATTCTAAAATATTTTTTGATTTTTGATTATCCATTTGCTCTTGTACAAGAGGGATATACTTTATCGATAAAGCACCGTCTTTTTCAAAATACTCAAGCGTCATATACACATCATTCCCGTACCATGAATTTGTCCTGGTTGGTCTTTCCGGAACAAGATGAGCATCCCCTTTCATCGCCCCGCTCATTATCCCGAGGGCACTGCTTCGTCCCTGCAACGACATCCCGTACTGCCCGGTTAATGTTTTCAAAAGTGCGTCGTAATTTTCATATCCATTGTAGAACATCCATATTTCCATCAACCTGTCTTTATAAAAGGTATATGATATCTTCTGCAGCTGAATATCCGAAACAGTTAATTTCTCATTTACCCGGACCCCTCTTTTAATAGCCCCCTCATTATATGTCAATTCGACACCAGGGATTTTTGTGTATTGCTCGCCGAGCGATATATCACGAAAAGTAAGCGGAAGATTATGATTCATACACGATGTTATGCATATACCAGCCAATAAAATGATGATGATTCTTTGCATGAGCACCACCCCTATTTTCTTT